TTGCCTACAATCAATATATTCTATTGAATTTGGAAATGATGGTAATAACATTAATTGATTATTATCACACTTCAGAATTTTAAGTGAATTTGGAAATGATGGTAATAACATTAATTGATTATTATCACACTTCAGAATTTTAAGTGAATTTGGAAAATTAGATAATTTTATTAATTTATTATCATTACAATTAAATTTTTGAATTGAATTTGGAAGTTCTTCTAATTGTGTTAAATTATTATTACCACAATCAAACTCTATAATATTTTCAGGTAATTTAGATATTTCGGTTAAATTATTCCAATTACACTTTAATATTTTAAGCGATTTGGGAAGTTCGGGTAATAAATCTAAATTACATTTAACACAATAAAATTCTTCAAGTAAAATTGGAAGAACATGTATTTGATGCGAAGTATATGAAATATCAAAACTAACTATATTATTAAATGATTTAATGTCAGATAATGATTCATAATAATATTTTTTTGTCTCACTGTTAGTTAATTTTTGAAAAATAGATTTATGATATTTAACTTTCATAATTGAATACTAAAAAAATTAATATTAAATAAATGAATATTAAAAAAACAATTTTTTACGAGTATGATTATATCTAAAATGGTTAAAATTATAATTATGGGAAAATATGACTCATATCATTAACATTAATTCCAACAATCATTTTTTTATAAAAACTTTTCTCCATAACAGTAATTGTAATTACAGCTGGTTGATTTTTAAATATTTTTGTTAATTCATCATCATTAAATCCAATTACATTTTGACCATTAATTTCAATAATTTGATGGTCTATTTGAAGTCCATTTTTAGCCGATGAACTATCTTTAACAATATTATTAATGTTTCCTCTTGTAAATGTAAATCCAAAATAACCGGAATTATCTTTTGTTAAATTATAAATTTTAGCATATGGTCTATCTCTAAAAATTAATTTTATTTCATTTCCAATTCGAATATCATCAAATATTTTATAAATTTGTGCTAATTTTAATCCAGCAACTGGTTCATTATTAATAGCTAATAATTGTTCACCAAAACGTATTCCAGATAAACTGGCGGGAGATTCCTTTTCAACTAACGAAATAAATAAACCCATGTCAATTAATTGAAATGATAAACCTACTTTTCCTTGTTGATTTTTATAAAGAACAATTTCCCGCACTCCTTCTTTAACTAAAGCTTTTTGATAGTTTTCTTGTGTTTTTTCCTTGAATATTGAAATATATTTTAAAACTGGATCAACAGGTATTAATTCATAAGTTTCACTATTATTACTATTATTACTATTATTACTATTATTACTATTATCACTATTCATTAATTGTGGATATTTTGATAATGTTAATTCAATATTATTTGATAATGATGTATCAATCATTAATTCCTCAAGTGAGGGATATAAATTTTGTTTGTTTTGTGTTGTCATTTTGTTAATATTTTTTGTAAAATATATAATGATATTTATATTATATCAATTTTTTATTAATTCAGTCATAGGTAAAAGAAAAACACAAAACAAAAAACACAAAACAAAAACATTGATTAAACTTTTTTATTATTAATTTTTCTTATAAATGGTTCTGTATAAAGTTCTCCAACAGTTAATGTTTTATAAAAAGTATGATTCATAATTGTAATTTGAACACTATCCTTTAGTGATTTAAAAAGAAATTCTAATTTATTATCATCATATGATACTACACTTTGATTATTAACTTCAATTATCATATAGTTTTGTAAAAGTCCATTTTTATGTGCGGATGTATTCGGAATAATATTATCAATTTGTCCTTTTGTAAATGTAAACCCGAAATATCCATCATTATTTTTAATCAAATTATATTTAATAACATTCTGTCTATTTCGAACAATTAGTATAACTTCTAATTTTTTTCTATTATGTATTATATTATTAAAATTTAAATCCCAACTTTGAAAAGTATCAATATTATTTATTGTTAATATTTGGTCTCCTATTTTAATATTATTTTTCTCAAATTCTGAATTTTTATGGACATGTGAAACATATAAAATATTATCAATAAATGAAACTCTAATATCATAATTATTAAATGTATAAGTATTTAAAATCACTTCCCATATTCCATAATTATCTCGATTTAAATTGTTCGAAAATATATCATATTTATCATTTTTCTCAATTGATACATATGATTTATTCATCTTATCTAGATTAACATTTTTAATTAAATTTTTATAAATATGATATTCCATTAAACCAATTGTTAATGGTTGTTTATTTTCTAAATATTCTTTGATTTCTTCCTCCGTAAATACATTTATTCCGTTAATTTCAACAATATTATATCTAGAAAGTAATCCATTTTTACTTCCAGATCCATTATTTATATATTTGATTTTATTTTTATTAACCTGAAAATTATAAATCCCATCATTAATAATATTATAAATTTGTATAAATGGTCTATCACGTAAAATTAATGTAATTTCAATATCAGGTGAAATACTATTAATAATATTATTAATTTTTGATATTTTCATTCCAGATATCGGATGTCCATTTAATTCTAATATTTGTTGTCCAAATTTAATTCCTGCCAAACTTGCTGGAGATTCTTTTTCAACAAATGAAACATATATACCATTTTCAATATTATTCAATGCTAAACCAATTTTATTATTTTTATTTTTGTTTAATTTAACTACAAATATTCCATTTTTAATACATGATTTATCATAATTATTATAAATACTTTCTCTCATTGTTGAATTATATATTGTGTTGGATGATTTAACAGTTTCTACTTCTAATTGATAAACTTTTGTTTGATTATCCAAATGATAAGATTTAATAATATAGTTTTTCTGATTACTTTGATTATTTTGATTATTTGAATTATTTGTAATTTCAGGTATGATAGATTGAATTTTTAATTGTTTATCATATATCAATTCTTCTATTAATAAATATTTTTTGTTATTCATATTATTATTCATATTATTATTCATATTATTATTCATATTATTATTCATATTATTATTCATATTATTATTCATATTATTATAAAATCAATTTTATTTGTATATAATCGTTTTGAAATGATTTTTAGAAATTTAAATATGAATTTAGTTGTTTTTCTTCGGATTCTTCTAAATCAGACCATGTGTCAATATCATTAATTTCATCTGGATCCATAATCCATGGAAAAATTAAATCCCCACTTACAGATTTTTTATTTAGAATTGTTTCAGGTTTAATTATTTCCATATATCCATTTGCGGAATAAATTTCTGGAAATAATTGTCTTGGTAAATTATATGGTTCTTTCATTCCTTTCAATGTTGGGAATAATGGTTCTAATACTTGATTTTCAACCAAATACATCTTAAATGGTGATTTTTTAAGTTGATATGGAATTACGGTTCTTAATGAATCATAATTATCATATATTTCTTTCGTTAAATATTTTGATATCATTTCATCAATTACACTTATTTGACGATTTGGATAAGTTGGTCTTAATTGAATTAATATTTTCGGAAGTTTATAATTATTGTCAATTAACCAATTTAACAAATGTTCAAAAAATTGGTAATCGGTAGCCATATCATCAGAAATTTCAGATGGTCTTAAAAAAGGACACCATGCCCCGTATTTTTCACTTATTTCTTTAATTTTTGGTGAATCAGTCGTTACAATAACTTTAGTTATATATCTAGAATTAAGAGCTTGTTTTATACTATGTGAAATTAATGGTTCCCCAATATAATTAACAATATTTTTATTTGGAATTCCTTTTGAACCACCACGTGCGGGAATTACAGCCAATATATCTAAATTCATTTTTTATTTATTTTTATGTTAAATATTTGTATGAATTATTTATATTTAATTTTTAACCATTTTAGATAAAAAAAAAAGACAAAAATTGATTTTGTTTATTTATAAATTATGTTTATTAACTTCTATAATAGTTATATTAATTCATTATAATATTACGCACTAGATATGAATTCGTTTTGTGTCAGTATGTCTTATGATGAATATCAAAAGATCACACAAAAATATTCAAAAGAATACAATATTTCGAGACTATTTGATGATTCAGAATACAATACATTTTTGAATTGGATTATTAACAAGATTCGATCTGAGAACAGAATTCATATTCTAAATCCTCAAGTTGAATGCCCACCTTCATTTGAAAATAAGTGTAGGGAATACTATTCTTCATTTTGTCAAAGAAATCAAAATCGTAAACAAAATCATGAAACATACTCCATTTTCAAAATGATTGTTCATGCTAATAAGATGTTTTCGTTGAATGACTTAATCAGTGGGAAAATTAAATATGTTGATTATAATCCATCAATTATTAAGAGAATTCATGATGAAAATGTTGAAAATGGAACACATGACCAAATCATTTTGAATCTTCTTATGTCAATTCCAAAGAACCAACTTCCTTCACGATTGCCAAATTTTAACCCATCAGTAAAGCTGATTAACGCTAGTCTTGATCGATTTATCGCACGAAATCATTCAGTTATTTTCCCTGATGACATTAAGGCGAGATGGTATGCTTTTGAGTATGCTTCATATCATTATTGTTTGGATCATTTTACTACACTTCAATCCTTTATCAATACAGATTTTCGTTTTGGTGGATGTTGTCGAAGCTATGGATTTAATAATGTATGGAACACTTCACAGTTGCCCAATCAAAAGACTCACCATCAAACACTGAATCAATTTGATACACATCTTACTGTTGTTTAACTTAATTTTAGGAAAAATAAAATTAATAACAACATATAAGATTTTGCTAAAGCGAATGCTTAAGCTGTTGCTAAGCCAATACCACTTTAATAGGCACACTTAGCTTGTTTTTGAGGTTCTTTTTAATTCTAATGGTCTATCTTTTTTATTTATTATTGATTTACCTATTTTTAAAATATTTAATGAACCATTTATATCTCTTGACCACACCTTATTGCATTTCTTGTTTGAACAACATAATAAGGAATGAGCATATATTTCTTTTCTTATTGGATTTTCTTTTTTTAATTTAAAATAATTTATTCCTAAAAATTTACATTTTCTTTTTCTTTTTTTCTCTTTTTGATTTATTTTTGGATCTTTTATTTTTATTTTATTTTCATTGTCTGACCCACAACTAAAACATTTTTTTGAAGTATTAAATTCATCTATTGTGTAAATTTTAAAATCCCGTCCCAATCTTTTCTTAATTCCTATATTTGGGGTTGGAATAAAATTTTTCATTTGTTTTGAAAAACTCCAATTTCCATAACACAATGTAATATCACTACCAAATTTATTTTTTATTTTATTTACCATTCTATCTTCTTGTTTTCTTTTTAAAATATATCTATTAAAAGGAATATTTTTAAATATATCTTTACTTAATTTTTCTAAATTACTTGATATTATTTTTGTTTTATTTTCAACATATTTATTAAAAATGTCTAATTGATTACTTCGTGAATTATCTAAAACTATTTCTTTTGGTAGTATTTTATTTAATTTTTTATTTAACTCATCTACTCTAAGTTCCCTTCTTCTTTGAATTGCTGTATAATTTAATTTATTTCCATTTTCATCAATCATTTGAAAAATATTTTTCTTTCCGGGGTCTACACCAATAAGCTTTGTTTTTTTAATTTTATTTAATTCTTCATTATTAACATCTTCCAAATATGGAAATGGATCTAAATTTAATTTTTTTTCGTTTGGTTCTTTTTCCAATTCAGAATTTAAACAAATTGAAACAGAATATCCATCTGTCTTTATTGAATTATTAAATTTATAATTTCCATTTGATAAATATTTTTTCTTAATTTTAAAGAAAGATAACCAAATTCGTGTTTTAATTTTATTTAATTCAGTTTTTTCAATTTGTGTTTTCTTTTTATCTTTATTATTTTTAAGAGTTTTTTTGAGTTTGGGAGCTAATAAATCTAATTTATTATTAATTGGTTCAAATAATTGATTATTAATATTTATGTAATCATAATCAAAATCTTTATTAACAAACATATCAATTAGTGCTTGTGTGTCTATTTGAATATGTTTACTACCAATTTGCGTTCTTAAAGGAAATTGTTGAAGAGTTTTTTTATTCCATTCCTCAAATTTACAATTCATATAAATCATATATTTATGAAATATTATAGGGTCTTTTTTTAATGTATATAAAATTTCTTTTTCTGAAAGGATTTCCTTGGGAATTAATTTATTTCTATTTTCTTTAATCCAATTATGATATTTAACATCTGAATTTGTTTGATTATTAATTAAATCAGTCTTAACTTTTTTAATTTCAATTCGAATTTTATCTTTTTCAGACTTATTAAGATTATTATTAATAAATGAATAATTAACAAATTTATTAATATAAGTGATATAATTCAATAAAATATTATTTTCATAACAAGTTAAAAGTTGTGTCGCACTAGCTCTAATAATATGACTCATATTATGGAATTCTAAATCATTTCTAAGATTAGCATGTTTAATAAATTCATTTTTATAATAATTATTCATTAAATCAAATAAATTAGAATTAGTTGAAATTTTCTTTCCTCTTTTTTTAGATTTATTATGATTAAAAATAATTACATTGTAAGCTGTTGAAATAGTATTAATATCGACTTTAGGAAAATTATTTTGATTTAAAGAAAACAAGAGATATGATTTTAGAAAGAAAGTTGTTATTGAAGTTAAATAATTTTCTAGTTTAACATAATAATTAATTTTCTTTCGAACTGTATCATCACAAATTGACTTTAATTTAAATTTTATAACTTTCATTTTTTATTAATTAAATAATTCATTTATTTGTTATCTTTAAATCAAATTTTTTAAAGAATGTTTAAAATAATTAGTTAAATTAGATGAAATTATTTTTAGATTATCTTTTAAATATTCACATAATTTGTTTGATGAATCAAAATTAATTAATCTTATTTTCCTTTTAATTTCAGAAAATACAAATTCAATTGGATTGTATTCTGGTGAATAAGGAGGAATAAATATCATATTTGCTTTATTATTTTTTAAATATGTTATGACTTCTTTAGATTTATGAAAAGAAACATTATCCGCAATTATAGTTTTATTTTTAATGTCTAATTGTTTCAAAAAATCTAAATAACTATGTTTATTAATAGATTTGGAAGTTATGTATTGATTAAGTATTTTTTTATCTGAAATAGCAAGTAATAAAGATTGTTTATCTCTTTTAAATGGTTTTTGAATAATACATTTATTACCTTTTTTAGACCATCCATATCTCAAAGTTTCATTAAAATAAAAATAAGATTCATCAATGCTTATAATATCATTAATATTTATTTTTTTAATTTCTTCTTTA